TTTTTATTAATTCATAGATCTGTATTAACAAAACTTAGAGAAATTTTTCCCAATGGATTTATGTTTGAAGAAGAACAAAATCCAGGAGAAAAGTTTGTTGGAGAAGATATTAATTTTTTTAAAAAAATAAAAAATGCCCAAATACCAGTTTATGCACACACTGGTGCAATGGTTAGACATATAAAAAGATTTGCTTTAAGTTTTGATTATACAAAAAAATTTATGGAGGAAAAAAATGGCATTTGAACCAAACAAAATAGCATATGGCGGAACAGAGTACATGGTAAGACTTGTTGAAAAAAACATAGTTCCATATATGCCAAAATAAGAAAAATACGAAACTTTTTGTATGCCAGGTTTAACTCCAAACGTTATTGATTTAATAGATAAAGATCTAGTTGTTTGGAACCATAACCTATTAACACAATTTGGAAATCATACAGCCTATATGTTTTCAAAACCATCTATTCAAGATTCTGTGAGATACTGGATTGTTCCTTCTAATTTTAGCAAACAGCATCATATAGAAAATTTTAATATAGAAGAAAATAAAATATTTGTAATAAATAATGCAATTACTCCGTTAAATCCAAATTTAAAAAAATATAACAAATGTAAAAAACCAAAAATAATATATACTTCTAATCCAGGAAGAGGTCTTGAACTACTTTTACACGCTATAAAAAAAATTGATCTTGATTTTGAATTAAATATTTATGGGGACTGGAAACCAGAGATTCAAGATTTTTCTAAAAATGAAAACCCACTAAAATGGGTACAAGAAGTTTTAGAGGATCCAAGAATAAATGTTTATGGTCACACAGCAAAAAATACACTAAGAAGAAGAATTTCTGAAAGCCACATTTTTGCATATCCAAGCACCTATTTAGAAACATCGTGTATAAGTCTTATTGAAGCAATGAGCGCTGGTCTTGTATGTGTTGTTCCAAACGCTGGGGCTTTAGGTGAAACAAGCGGTGGAACTTTTCCAATTTTTAATTGGGCAGGAGAATTAAAAGAGTTAGTTGATAGAGGTTTTGGAGAAAACCTTACAGACTTTAGCATAAGGTTTAAAGATGACTTTAATGTAAATGTTGATGCTTATGCAGAACAACTAACAAGTGCAATTGAAAAAGTTAATAAAAACAATACAGACATAGAAAGTCAGGTAGAATATGCCAATAACACATATTCCTGGGAAACTGTAAAGAAGTCCTGGCTAGAATGGCATGACAATATTAATTAATATAAATAAAAAAAATAACCCTACCCAGTCAAAAAACCAGGTAGGGTATTTTTTATCCCTTAAATCAAATGATTAGGAAATTTCTTTAACCATTTATTCGTGGCACCATTTTTCATAGATGACCATGAACTCCAGTCCTTACCGCCTTTTGTCATGTGAAACACGATTTGGGCATTTTTGACTGGGCTAAAGAGTTCAGCATTTAAATCAAGATTGAATTTGTCTTTTCTATCTGGACCTAAATTACCGATCATGTTGATCTGGAAGATTCCATATGAGGAGTCTCCTGTCTCAGCATTACCATTGAATGCAAATGGGCGACCATTAGATTCTGCCTTGGCAACAGCCCAAGCAGTCTTAAGACCTACCCCTTTAAACCCAACAGCCTTCAGTAATTCAACCAACTGGATGTCAGTCAAACTTGTAGCATCCGCATACTTTGCAAGTACTACATCAGTAGTAGGCTTAGAAAGCAAAAAAGCCGCTTTGTCGGCGGCAGGTGCAATCTGAGCGGTATTACTTAGTAAATTGTTCTTGGTAGCATAAGCAGTACTAAAACCATTATTTAATAATGTTAAAGTAAGCAATGTTACAAGAACCCCCGATAGTATTTTGTTGTCTCTCAAGTTTTTCCTCCTAGACTACAAATGCTACTTTGCAGTAGCATACTCTAATTATAGCATCTTTTGGCCTTTTGAGTCAAATATCAGCATAAATTCTTAAAATTATTTCTATTGCAAGTGGTATAATAATAAGACTATGGCTGAAACTCCTGTCTATGACATTCCTTATCCCACGAACTCTTCTCCAGTAGATGTTGCTGGTGATTTACAGGCAATTGCTGAGCGTATTGAAGTAATTCTTCCTACAATTGGATTACCTTATCATACATTAGAAGTTGTAAATAATAGTGGTGTTTCTATTGCTAAGGGTGATCCTGTATACATATCAGGTTTTGGTACCAGCAAACCAAGAATAACAAAATCACAAGCAAGCACTATTGCAACATTTCCAGTAATTGGATTAGCACAATCTGCAATTGGTAATGGTAGTGATGGAGTTGTTGTTATATCAGGTGTATTTACTGACATTAATACTTCTTCGTATGCCGCTGGAGATAGGCTATATGTTGGATCAAGCGGTGGTCTTACAGCAACTCAGCCAATTACTGCTACAACAAATTCTGGAGTAGTTGGAATTGTTGCAAAATCAAATAGCACTACTGGTGTTATTCTTGTAGGATCTTTTAAAGGCAATGGTACGTGGGGATCAATGAAAGCAGGATTAGCATAATGGCACAATATAGAAATCAAACACCTTATCAAATTGGTTCAGAACCACCACAATCTATCTGGACAATTGTTAGAGGAGACACAGCATCTTTTAAGATGTATGTACAAGATGACACTGGTGAGCCACTAGTAATTGAAGACTGGACAATTACAATGGACTTTGCTAGATCAACTACATCTGCTGTTATTTTAACAGTAACTCCAGATGCAGACGAAGACGACGGTCCAGGAGAGTTTACAGTATATCTTGCAAGTGATGAAACAGAACTTTTAGAAACAGATGACGAGTTTGATATTCAGATGGCTAACAGCGGCAATGCAGTTGTTTGGACAGTCTTGCAAGGCAAAGTTTTGATGGTAGAGGATATAACAGGTTAATGGCAAAAGCCACCGTTCTTAATGTTGAGAGCAAAAGGGTGGTTAAGGTTAATCCTACCTGCAAAAATAGAAAGTCTATTGTCCTTTATGAACTACCATTTAAAATAAGAATAACTAATATCAAGGTTCCAGGATACAGTCCTAGCAATGTACCCCCGATTGGCATTGCCATCATCGGATTAAATAACTATATTTTATGATATAATCAATGATATGGCCGTCCTACCAATAAATCAATTAAAAGCAAAGTTTCAAACGGGTGATAGACCTAACGGAGAAGACTTTACTGACCTAATTGATACTACCGCATACAGAGCAGACTCTTTAGGTGGAGATGGAAACAACTCGGTCACAATCAACGGTATTGAATCAGCAACAGTATTTGACACAATAGACACATCCACCTGGAGAACAATTAAGTACATGGTTCAAATGTCCCATGCTGAATCATCTTCATATAGAAGCGCAGAAATAAACATAGTTTTTGATGGTACCAATCAAAATATTACAGAATTTGCCTCTGTTGCTAATACCAATAGCAATGTAGGAAATATCACTGCTAATTTAAATTCTGGTACAATTAGCATGACAGTTACACCAGCACTAAGCCCGATGACCATACGGTTCTACCGTACAGGTTTGAAGGCCTGACCTAAAGGAGAAGTAAATGGCTACAGTCGACAAAGCCTTTCGCATTAAAAATGGCCTCGTAGTTGAAGGCGCATCGGCTACTGTAAATGGATCAACAGTCCTTACAGAAGCATCTACAGAATTTCTACAAGATACCACAGCAGCCATGTTTGATGGCTCTCAAAGCGGTATCTCATTTTCATATAATGATACATCAGGAAAGATTACTGCAACAGTATCTACAGACCCTGTATTTGCAGATAAGATTACTTTTGAAGGTACAACACCAGATGATTATGAACTTATTCTTCAGGTAACAAACCCAACACAAGATGTAACAGTAACCCTACCAAATGCTACAGATACTTTGGTTGGTAGAGCAACAACAGATACTCTTACAAATAAAACTTTAACAACTCCAATAATTTCATCAATTTCAAATACTGGAACTTTAACATTGCCTACAAGTACAGATACTCTTGTTGGTCGGGCTACAACAGACACTCTTACAAACAAGTCTGTTTCTCTTGCTACAAACACACTAACTGGTACACTTGCAGAATTTAATACTGCACTTGCAGATGCTGATTTTGCAACTATTGCTGGAACAGAAACTCTTACAAATAAGACACTTACTTCTCCAGTAGTTACTGGACTTACACTTAATGATTCAAGTATTGTTTTTGAAGGTTCTTCTGCTGATGACTATGAAACAACTCTTACAGTTACAAACCCAACAGCAGACCGCACTATTACTATTCCAAACGTAACTGGTACGGTTGTAACAACAGGTGATACAGGATCTGTTACAAACACAATGCTTGCAGGATCAATTGCTAATGAAAAACTTACAAACTCTTCTATCACAATTAACGGAACAGCAACAGCACTTGGTGGATCAATTAATATCACATCAGGCGTATCAAGTGTTTCTGGAACAACAAGCCAAATTGCAGTAAGTGCAACAACTGGAGATATCACACTATCTTTGCCAAACGCAGTAGTATTCCCAGGATCAGTTACTCTTAATGCCGCTCCAACAGAAGATCTTCAAGCAGCAACAAAGGCATACGTAGACTCTGTTGCACAGGGACTAGATATTAAGGCCTCTGTAAAGGCTGCTACAACCGAAAACGGAGCACTTGCTACTGCATTTGACGACGGAAGCGTAATTGACGGTGTAACACTTGCAACAGGAGATAGAATTCTTATTAAGAACCAAACAGATGCAACAGCAAACGGTATTTACGTAGTTGCAGCATCTGGAGCACCTACTCGTTCAACAGACATGAATGCACCCGCAGAATTTCCAGGAGCATTTACATTTGTTGAGCAAGGAACTACAAATGCAGATACTG